GAGATCCTTTAACTAATAAATCAGTAGTTCCACCAGCTCCAGCAGGTACAACTCCTGTATGGGTAGGCGGAACAACTACTGGTGGTTGGAAGTTTCAATCTAACATTGCGCAAGGTCCTATTGGCGGTAGCGCGGGTGGACAACTTACTGGTTCTACTGGTCCAGTTCCATATGCTCCTACTGGTCCAAGTGCTACAGATACCGCTTCTCGCCAAAATATCTTTGACCAAGTTCAAGCACTATTTACAACCTATGGAATTATTAGGTCTGGCGATCCTGCATCGGATGCTTTGCTTAAAACCATTAAAGATCTTGCTATGTCGGGTGCAGGAGCAGATACAATTAGCCTTCAACTGCAACAATCAGATGCTTACAAAGCACGTTTTGCTGGTAATGAAACCCGCAGAACAGCAGGACTAAATGTTCTAAGCCCAGCAGAATACATTGCTACTGAAAATGCTTATGACCAGATCCTTCGCGCATCTGGTGTGCCTACAGGATTTTACAATAGCAGTGCGGAAAAGGCTAAGTTAATTGGAGCAGATGTATCTGCCTCTGAATTACAAAGCCGAGTTGATTTAGCAGCCAAGAGTATCTCTGGAGCAGATCCATTCTATACACAGCAATTGAAAAATTTATATGGCCTATCACAGGGCGATATGATTGCTCATGTATTAGACCCAGCCGCAGCGATGCCATTGCTACAACAGCAAACACAATCAACAACTATTGCTGCTGCCGCTGCTCGTAACGCTACAAATATTAACTTAACTACAGCACAACAACTAGCAGGTATGGGTGTTACCCAAGCCCAAGCCGAACAAGGCTTTGGAAATATTGCTAATCAGTTGCCAGGTATGCAAGCAATTGCTTCTCGTTACCAAGGATACGGTGATGCTGGAACTGTAGGCACAGGCTTACAAGCCGCTACATTTGGCGCACCTGTTGCTGGTGAAACTGCAGCACAAGCAGAAGCCAGATTAAAGCGTTTACAGACGCAAGAAACATCAACCTTTGGCGGTTCCGCAGGAGCTAGCCAACAAGGGCAATCCCTTGGAGTGGGCAACCAACAAGGTTCTATCTAAATAGATTCCGTCACCGCCGACCAGTACGGATGACGTGTATTAAAAACTGGAAGTGGGAGCCAAATATCCTTCCCCTGGGATAACTTGCGGCCTGCGATTCAACTAACGAAAGGGAGTGCCACATGGCAAACCAATATGAAGATGACGACGACTTTGATCTTGATGATGAAGTCACCGAACAAACCGATTCCAACGGTCCAGCAAACCTGCGTAAAGCACTAAAGCGGGCTGAAAGAGAAAAGAAGCAACTGACTGAACAGCTCAATCAGATTCAATCAGAACTTCGCGGACGTTCTGTCAAAGATGTATTGGCAACAAAAGGCGTACCTGATAAAGTCGCCAAGTTTATTCCTGGCGACGTTACAACGCCAGAGCAGATTGATGCATGGCTTACAGAAAATGCCGATGTTTTCGGTTTCAGTAAGACAGACAACGATGCTGCTCCTATCAGCGAAGAAGAAAAAAGCAATCAGGCATCCTATCAACGGATCAATGCCGCTACCCAAAATGCAAGCACCCCAACAAGAGATGCTGACTTAATGTCAAAACTCGCTGGGGCAAAAACTATAGATGAGTTAAATGCAATCACGGGTGCGCCAACTCAACGACGCAGATAGAAAATCCCCCCATCCGCACAAACCTTTAGAAAGAAGGTGACAACATGGCAAACGCATATACAGATAGCACATCTGGCTCCCTCGGTACTTCCTTAGTACAGACAGCCTATGACCGCTACGTAGAGTTTGCACTTCGTGCTGTTCCTCTTATCCGCGATGTCGCAGATAAGCGTCCAGTACAACAGGCTATGCCTGGTTCATCAGTAGCGTTCCAGATCTACACAGATCTAGCAGCAGCTACATCCACACTTTCAGAGTCAGTTGATCCAGATGCTGTAGCCCTTGGCAACACCACAACTGTTTCAGTTGCTTTGAACGAATATGGTAACGCTTCACTTGCTACTCGCAAGTTGGAGTTGTTCTCACTCTCAGACGTTGATCCTGCTATTGCAGACATCATCGCCTTCAACATGGCTGACTCACTTGACCAGGTTGCACTTGCTGAACTTGACGGTGGCGTAAACGCTATCGCAGAAGTTAACGGTTCTGCCGTTTCAACTTATGCTGGTACATACACCAACGGTACAACAAACAAGTCAATCCTTTCAACTGACGTAATCAAGTCACGTGACATCCGTTTGGCTGTTGCGAAGCTACGCGCTAACAAAGCAGTACCTCGTCAAGGCGAGTACTACTGGTGCGGTATTCACCCAGAAGTTTCACACGATCTTCGTGCTGAGACTGGTGCTGGTGGATGGCGTGATGACCATAAGTATTCCGAAACTGGAGCAGCCGAATTCTGGCCTGGCACCATCGGAACTTATGAAGGCGCAATGTTCGTTGAATCACCTCGTTTATTCAACGCTGCTGACGGTACAGGTGCTGGTTCAGCATCAGGTACTTTCGGTACTTCATCTTATGTTAACGCTACTGGCGGCGTACGTGTATTCCGTACACTCGTTGCTGGAAAGCAAGCACTTGCAGAAGCAGTTGCCGAAGAACCACACGTTATCTTCGGACCAATTGTTGACAAGTTAATGCGTTTCCGTCCAATCGGATGGTACGGCGTACTTGGCTGGAAGCGCTACCGTGATGCGTCTTTGGTTCGTATTGAATCAACTTCTTCAATTCACACAGCGTAACAATTAAGTAATCGTGGTAGCCCCATCTTCGGGTGGGGCTATTACATAAAACAAGGAGAAGCATGGCATATCTGTTTAAGCCACCTACGGTGGAAGAAGGACCAGCAGGATTTACTCGCCTGTTCTGGCGTTACAGAATTGCACGTGCTAACACAATTTTAGTATACGGCACAACCATCTACAGCGAACGTACACCTGGCGTAGATGAGACGATAGCGGCAGATTACTGCTATCTAGGTGGACATCAATATTTTATAACCGATGCTGAGAGAACTATTCTTATCAACGGCGGTTACGGCGCAAACATTACAACTGTTTAAGGGAGTGGCATGAATCCAGGTAGATACAATATCTCAGTAATTCAAGGCACTACTTTTGACCTTAAGCCAGTCTGGAAAATTGGCGGGGTAGCCGTAGTCCTAAGCAACTACAGCGCAATTATGCAAGTGCGCTATGCTACAGATACAACAGTTATTGTTGAACTATCTACAGCCAATGGCAAGATTACAATTGACTCTGCCTATGGTCGGATTAACCTACATCTTTCAGCAAGTGAGACAGCAGCTTTAGCCGCTGGCACTTATCAGTATCAACTTAACATTACAGACAACAACGCCAACGTTACCTACGCTATTTTGTCTGGTAACTTTACGGTGGTTGCGGCGGTAACACACTAATGACAGTTACCCCAGATAGCATCTCTGTTGTAGAAATTCCAATTACAACTAATGTCTATGATGTTTCCACAACTCAACTTATAACTTTAGAACTAGGCCCTATCGGTCCACAAGGCCCAATAGGAAATACAGGATTACAAGGCAACATAGGTTTTACAGGTCCAACAGGAGCCACAGGTGCTAACAGCACAGTAGCTGGCCCAACAGGCGCACAAGGCATTACAGGCCCTACTGGCGCACAAGGTAATACTGGTGCTAACAGCACCGTTGTAGGACCAACTGGTTCAACAGGACCAACAGGAGCAATAGGAAGCACAGGTAATACAGGTGCCAATTCAACCGTCGCAGGACCTACTGGAGCTACAGGCTCTACAGGCGCAACTGGAAGTAGCATTACAGGAAACACAGGAGCAAATGGAAACACAGGTGCAACAGGCAATACTGGAGCCATTGGCGCTACAGGTGCAATTGGAGCAACAGGTGCAACGGGTACTACTGGAAGCACAGGCCAAACTGGACCTACTGGAAGCCAAGGTAATACAGGATCCACTGGTAACACTGGAGCGACAGGCACCACAGGCTCTAC